CCTGCGCCCGGAAAAAATTTTTCGATCGACCAGGGGGGCCTACAGGCGGACATGCCCATCCGGATCACACCGCCAGCGCTTCGTCGTATGCTGCGCCCGGTGGCATTCCTCACAGAGCGCCATCAGGTTCGCATGGTTCAGCGTGATCGCCGGGTTACTCAGGTTGGTCGGCGTGATGTGTTCCCGGTGATGTACGTGTACAGCCGGAACGATCAACCCTTTCGCCAGGCAAATCTCGCATAGGCCGTGTTTCTCCTTCAGGAAGCTGGCCCGGCACTTCCGCCACGCCTGCGTTGTGTAGAATCTTTCGATATCTGGATCGGAATGCACTCTGGACCCGCCTCGCCGTATCATAAGTGCGACCCGCTGACCGGAAGGAGAAAAGACCGGCAGCCCCCGCAGACTGGCACACAAAAAGCACCCGGTCATGTCCATCCGGGTGCTCTATTGCACGATATCACATTATCACATACTTTTAGGACAGTAAAGGACAGATTACAGCGGAACACTGTCTGCCTGAACTTTATCCGGATATCGTTTACAAAGTTCCCGTTCCGCCAACATCAGATACCTCCGGACCGTCCGCGTGGCCACGTAGATCGCGTCGGCGATCTCGTCCTGGCTGTAGCCGTTGATGTACCTGAGCCGCATCGTCGCGCTGAGTCTGGCATCATCCAGCGTGTCGATCAGCGGGATCAGCTCCACCTGCATGTAGTGCAGTTCGGTGGATACTTCCGCATAAGCTTCCTTCAGTTCCACCAGTTTAATCGCGCCGTCTTCCACCTGGTTCTTCCCGGATCCGCCGCGAGGCATTCCCGTCAGCACGGTCGTGATCTTCGTGGCCTTCGCCTTCTCCTGCTCGATCTGCCACAGCTTCCGCGGGACTTGCCGCATCAGCTGACGCATCCGGTAAAGGTTCACCATCTTATCGTCCTCCTTTCTAAGGTTCCAATACGCTTATATTGCGAAGTTTCTCATAACTAATTTCAATAACCACCGTCATGCTCAAGCAACCATTCTTTTAAGTGAACGTGTGCTTGTGCAAACACCAATTCCATATCACTACTTTGTTCCTGTACCAGAATGGCATCATCACCATCGTGCATTGACTTCGGATAATCAGAAGCACATCCTTTTTTTGTGATGGTTATGCACCAATCCATGATTTTTGAATAATAAATCTCAACATGAATAGGAAACCTATGCCGTAAATCGTCCACGAATTTAAGGAAATCTGTCATAACTAACTCACCTCTTATGCTTGCTTTCCAATACTCTCCTTATGCTCCTTTAATACTGTCCCTCAGTTCCTGAGCCGCGCCGGCGATCTCCGTGAAGATCTTCGCCAGATCGTCCCGCCGGATCTCGATGGTCGTCCAGGCTTTCTTGCACTCCGGGCACCGCCGGCGCCGGTACACGTTTCCGTTGGTCATGAGCCTGTCCATGTACACCCTGCCGGTCCTGCCGCAGTTTATACACTTCATCCAAGCACCTCCTCCCACGGCATCCGGCCGTACATCTCGACCTCCGGCTCTACCTTCCACATCCCCTTCGACGCCATGTAGTGTCGGATCCTGATCTCGATCTTCGGCGGCTCCGTCCAGTCGCCGGCATTGTACGCCGCATCGAAGATCCTGAACTTGCCCGCGCAGATCTCGTTCAGCGCGTCCTGTTCCACCAGACCGAAGTGCCGGTAATTCAGCACCGCCAGCACATAATCCGCCGTCCCATCCCGCATCTTGTCCATGTTCCACATCAGCACGCCGGCGTTCACGTAGTCCCGGCAGAGCTTCTTCGTCCAGTACGGTTCCCTGGCTCCGGCAAAGTAGTAATCCCCGATCGGGATATCCCACAGCGGACTCAGGTCACCGCGGACGATCGTGTCCACGTCAATCGTCAGGATCCGGTGCAGTTTCGGGAACATCTTGCAGATGATCACCTTCAGCATGACCATGTACGACCACCGGCAGCCCATGTTCGGCCCGTCCGGCCGCAGCTGCCCTTTCCACTTGCTGATGTTCACGGTAATCACCCTGGCCGGCAGATCGAAGCCGATATCGTCATCCTCGATCAGCAGATACACCCGGTCGACGTTGCCGTTCTTCAGCAGGCTCTTCAGCGACGGCAGCACGTCCTTATATATGTTCCTGGTCATTAGATAGCACGCGATTTTCTTCATCCGTTCACCTTCTCTATCAGGTTGATGATCCGTTCACAGCTGTGGCCGTCGCAGGCATCCGCCACATAGTTCACGCATTCGCGATCCACCTGCTCCATCCCATGCTCCGCTGCGGATCGGATCAGCTTCACCAGTGCCTGCTCGTTGGTCGCATACCGTGAGCAATACTCCCCGGGATACTTCATGTACATTCCCCGTGTCTCAGTGTACCCGCGGTCCTTCTCGAACAGGACGCACGGCTTGCCCAGCAGGTACCCGTCAAACATGATCGACGAATAGTCGGTGATCACCACGTCACAGTCGATCAGCCAGTTCACACTGGGTTCCATCCGCGGGACCGCCATGATGTGCTTATACTTATCCAGCACCCACTGCTGTCCGTACGGGTGAGGCTTCACAGCAAGGATCTCGTCATCCGTCAGCACCTCGTCCAGATAGTCCCAGTCGATCCACGGATACCCCGGATCCGTCTTAACATTTCTGAATGTCGGCACGTACAGGTACGCCCGCTTCTTCGCCAGCCTCGTCAGCCCGTCGCCCTTCTTCCTGCCGATGTACCGGTCTGTCCGCGGCATCCCAAGGTTCAGGATCCGGTGTTCCGGCACGCCGGTGCACTGGTGGAACATCTCCACGCCTCCGCGGCCGGCGGCCACGATCCACTGGATGTAATTCGTCATTTCCGGCTTCATGTACGTGCCCTTCTGTCCGAATCCGATCAGCTTCCCGCCCTGGATCGCGTGCCAGATCATGATCGTGTTCCCCGTCGGGAACGTCGGGAAGATGTCGATCACCGTCGTACCGTAGCGTCCGCTCATGGCCTCGTTCACGGCGTTCTGCGCATACATACTGATGAAATTCTTCGGCCCCGGGTATGCGTCGTACAGCGCAGCGAGATTCTCCGCCCGCCGCAGGTCATTGCCCAGGCCGGTCATAAATAATACTGGTCTCATAGGTGTCCGTTTGCACCTCCTGACAAATGGAACGTCCACCACTCGACTGGATGCTCTTTCAGCATCAGCCGAAGGCAATACGGCTGGATGGACATTTCCATCAGTTTTCTGACTGATTCAACCGTCGGAACGTCGTCCCGTGTAACACCCAGATCTTTCCATTCCTGATCCGTAATCGGAAAGCATGGCTGCTCACATGACGGATATTCCAGATGATGGATGGATGGCAGATGTTTACACGTGCTGCAAATCTTCTCCCGCTCCTGGCTCATCCTATCACCACCCCTTCAGCTTCCGGGTGATATCCTCCTTCGTCTCCATCACCCGCACCTTCCGGCCGGCCACCAGGATCGTGTGGTCGTAGTACCCGTCGATCCGGCTCACGTTGATCACGATCGGCTCCCGCTCAACAATGTCGATCAGTTTGCCGTCCTCGAAGTCCATCGTCGCGCCGTGGAACTCGACGAACGCGGCGCCGGGCTGCTTCATATTGAACATTTTCTCCTCTCCTTTTCCGTAACTTTGTAACTATGAAACCAAAAGTCCTATATAAATATATTTATTTATTTATTTTTCTATTGATATCTTAGTTACTCTGGTTACAGTTACAACCAAAACCCAGTAAAATCAACGGCTGAAGGCTGTAACCAAAAAGTGTAACCAAGCGTAACCAAGTGTAACCAAGACATCAAAACGGCCGTTTCCCGACCTTCACGAAGACCTTTTGCGGCCCCCAGTACGTCCGAACAGCCTTCTCTCCCTTCTCCCAGTCCTCGAACTGGAGCATGATCTGGCCGATCTCGATCGAATCCTTCCGGTCGGGTTTGCTGTCCTCCGGCTCGTTCAGCGCCCGGTGCCATAACTCCACGACGCTGACCGTGCTGCCCGGGTCGAACTTCTCCCGCTCCAGGTACTTCTCGATGGCGCCGATCCGCCAGTCGTCCTCCATTGCCGCTTCCTGGGCCTTCAGGATCTCCCCGCGCACTTCCGGCAGCGAGTACGGCTGCATCTCGCCCTTCCGGTACATGGCCACCGCCTCCGCCCAGCACTGCTCGATGTATGCGCGGACCTCCGCCTCGTGCGCCTGGATATCCTCGCCGTCGCTCTTCACGTTTACGGGATAAAACCGCCGGTTCCCCGTCCGGTCCGTCAGAAACTGCGGGTTGTTCGTCGTGCCGATGAAAATGCACCGCCGCGGAATCGTCATCACGTTCTTCCCGTAGGGCGGCCGGTAGCTGTCCGTCTGGGTGGTGATGTAGGCCTTCACGGCCTCCGTCTCCTTCACCCGTGTCATCGCCATCAGCTCCGTCATCTCCACGATCCACGCGCCCCGCAGCGCCTCGATGCCTTCCTTGCCGGTGATCACCTTCAGCTCCCTGTGGTAGCAGTCGTCCATGTTCAGGTACCGCGTCACCGTACTCTTGCCGGTTCCCTGGCGGCCCGTCAGCACCACCATGTCGTCAAACTTGCACCCGGGCTGGAACGCCCGCCATACGCCGCCGGCGAAGATCAGCCGGCCCACCTCTGAGTGGTACTTCGTGGCCGGCACCTTGAACACCGCGTGCAGGAAGTTCCGGATCCGTTTCTTTCCGTCCCACTGCAGGCTGTTCAGCTTCGTAATCAGCGGGTTCGTCCGCTGCCCCTCGAAGAAGATCTTCATCGCGTCGTCCAGCATATTCTTGTTGTACATCCCGACGGAGTCCTGGAACCACCCCCGCAGCATACTCTCGTTCGCGTCGCCCCATTCGTGCCAGGCGTCGTCCGCGCCGCTCATGAACTCCACCTTGCCGGTCATCTCGTTCAGCCGGATCGAATCGGAATAGTTTTCCTCCAGCACGGTCTGGAACTTGCTGATCGTCGGCGCGATCTTCGTCCCTTCCTCCCGTGCCCGCATCAGGAAGTCCGTCATGGGCTTTTTCCGCTCCGGGCCCTGCTCCGCCATTCACTCACCTCCCTCCGCATCTCTTCCACTTTTTCAGACAGATAGTCGTTGTACTGCATTTCCTCCAGGATCAGCTCCCGCCGCACCCATTCGTCCGCCGTGCGCTCCCGGACTTCCTTGTCCTCGATATACATCAGCCACTTCGTCAGGAAACACTGCTCGTCGTCAATATATTTCTCCAGCGCGTCGGTGATCGCGTCCATCGCCTCCCGGATCCGGTCGTAATCCCGCTGGGCGCTCCGGTATGCGTTCTGCCGGAACATATTGTCCACCGTCAGCAGGCCCAGCCCCATGCCGTCATTGATCACCCGCACGGCCCGCTGGAAGTTGCAGCCATCGTTCTCCATCACGAAGTCGATCACGCTGCCGCCCCTGCCGCAGCCGAAACAGTGCCATCCGCTGTGGCCGCCCTTTGTGTCGTATATCTTCAGGCTCGCGTCATGGTCGCCGTGGAACGGGCACACCATGAACCCGCCGCCGCCGACCGTGTACCCGAACATCCCGGCCACGTCCTTCATGCTGACGGAGCCCTTGATCACCTCCGCCGCCTCCGCATGGTTCATGTGTACGCCTCCTCGTCAAAGAACGAGCTCTGGATCGGCTCCGGTTTGTGACCGTCCTTATACATCTCGTTCATCATGTCCATCAGGAACATCCCCATCCGCGTGGCCACCGTGCCGTTCCCGTGGGCGTTCACCATGTCACGCACGGCGTCTGAAAACGCCATCCACTTCTCCGGCGTCTCCAGCTGGTCCCGGTATTTCGCGTGCAGATCGAAGCCTTCCCGCCAGATCTGCGTCTCTTCTTTGCTCAGCATCATGTCCGCTCCCCTCTCAGGTACTCCATCATGATCCTGCCTGTGCTGCGGCCGTCGCAGAAGCGGAACTTCACTCCGTACTTGTCCTGCATCGTGATCATGGCCTTCTTCAGCCTCACCGGGCTGAACCGGTACATCGGCAGGCCGTCCCTGCCGATCGGCGAGCGCCAGTTCTCCAGGCGCCCGCCGGGCAGGGTTTCCTCTGTCAGCACGATCAGCGTGATGCCGCACTTCTGCGCCCGCTCGCACTCACTCCGGAACCGTTCGTGTTCCTGGAACACGTCCATCGCCAGCTCCCGCACATCCTGCTTTGTGTCGATACTGATCCCGCCCCGGTTGGCGATCATGTAGTCGCCCACAACCAGCGCCTGCCGGATGATCTCGATTCCGGTCGTCCGGCAGTACGCCTCGATGTTCCGGTGCTTGCCGATCTGGTTCCGCGTGTCCTCCAGCAGCACCATCAGAAGGGCAGCTCCGTCTCCACCTGGGTGAATCCGGACGGCTCTGCGGGGGCGGAGGCGGAGGCGTCCTGGCGCGGCTTCCGGGGCTTCATCTTCGGGATAATGCCGGCGCGGACGTCGTCCACCACCTCGAACCGGCCGATCCGCGTGAACGCGTTCCCGTTGTATTCGTCCTCCTGCATACTGAAGCCGACCAGCCGGCCCACCAGGCCCTTCTCGTTCCAGTCCCAGTGATACCCGGGGTTCGACGCCTCAATCCGCCAGATGGCGTCGTTGAACCGCTTCTTGTCGCTGTCGGGATACATCGCCCTCGTGTTCGCCGGGTTCGGGATCCGCAGCCGGTACACGCCCTTGTATTTGACCTCGAACTTCCCGCCCAGGCTCTGGTCGTGCTTCAGCCGCTGGGTGAAATATCCCTGATGTTCGCCTTCCGTCACATCCACCGCGATGGCCAGCGTCTGGTCCGGCTCCGCGCCTTCGATCTTCACGCTCGTGATCTTCCCGACATACGCCCCCGCGGGCAGCTGCCCGAAGCTCCCCTGGCTGCTCTTCTCGCTCTTGAATCCGTCAAATGCCTTCATGTTATTTCCCCTCCGTTCCGTAATAATTTCTGATGGTTTTATCAACGATCGCCAGATCGTTCGGGATCAGGTCGTCGTCAAACATATCCTCCGGCGTCTTCACCGGATCGTTCCCCGTGCTGTGTGTCCGGAACCACCAGCCGTCCTGGTTCGGCTCCGTTTTCAGCACGATGTCGAAGCACCCTTCGACCGTCAGCTTCTCGTCCAGCATCTTCCCGATTGTCTTCGCCTTGATCCGCCCGGTGATGTCGTCCGTCTGGATGTGGTGCAGGAAATAGACGATCACGTCGTCCGGCGTACCGACATTCACCCAGTGGATCAGGTTCCGGAAGTTCAGCGCGATCTCCGTGAACTTTTCGTACCCCTTCACGTTCACCTTGTCGAAGAACTCGTTCACCAGCAGGTACTGGCTGTCGTCGATCACGTAGGACTTCATTGTCGGGCTTTTCAGCGCGGCCATGATCTGCGGATACCCGGCGTTCTTCACGGTCTTGAAGGTCTCCCGGAATGGCAGCCGGGGCTTCTCCACCAGGAACACCCCGGTCGTCGCCGGATCCATGTGTTTAATGCTGCGGGTCTTCCCTGAGCCCGAATAGCCCAGGATTAATACTGGTATTCCCATTTTTCCGACCTCCTTTATTCGCCAATCTCAATCCTTCCGCGGCTCTTCCGTTTGTTGTACTGCTCGGAAAACGCTTTCGCATACTTCAACGCTGAAGACTGCCCAACGTACATATTGGCTTTCTGCCGATACCATTCAACCGGTTGTCTTGACAGTGCCTCGACCATTTTCCCGATGGAAAACTGGTCGCTGTAATTTTTAAACAGGTATCCCATGCCCTTGATAAATCCGTCCTGGAATGCAAGCTGATCCCCGTAAAATGCGCGGCGGAGGATGTCAAGAATATTAATGAAATGGTCATGGCCGACGCTCTTGTAGCAGTTGTATGCCGCTGCGATCGCATTGATCCGGTTCTTTGAATTGCTCGGAAGCGTTTCAAAATCAATAATGCATCCGGCAATTGTCGCACATTTCACCATGTCAACAACGTCCTGTGTGCCGGCGTTGTACTCAGCCCTGAGTTTTTCCACCTGGCCAACCGCTTTCGCGAAACCTTCCTGCTTCACAAACAGATCTTTTTCTTCTGTTTCCGTCAGCCCACGGTACACTTTGCACAGGATCGGCCGGTTCCCGTAACGCTTCTTCCATGCCGCCAGTGTGTGCTGACCATTGAAGACGTAGTAGTTGCCATTTTCGCGGAGGGAGACCTTCGGAGGGTTAACCAGGTCGTCATCCCAGTGTTTGGTAATCTTCTTGATACGGGACACATCAATTTCGCGCTGATACTTTGGATCTTTCTTGATCTGTTCAGGATACAGATTTACAAATTCATAACTGTGTTCCATCGCTTAATCTCTCCTTTATTTTGTCAATACGTTTTGTAATAATGTCATCAATGGCAGTGACCAGTTCGGAGCGGTTCGCATTGCTGATTTCCTTATGATCCATCAGCAAATTGGACAGAGAATTAATGAAACCGTTAGCGTTACACTGGATTTGCTCAACAAGATGTTTAAATGTAAATTCCATCATTACGGTGTCATCCGAAAGCTCTCTAACAATCGCTTTTGCTTCCCTGGTGTCTTTCCTGCCGGTAATTGGTTTCCCATCCCTGATGGCGTTGATAATGGTAGCCTTTTGGTGATCATCTGACGTTTTCGCAACATATTGAATAGCAGCCTTTGGAACGTCTTTCTGGCCAGAAAGGATTTCGTCTGCAAGCTCAGCATCGATCTCACGGATCTCATCAATCCCCTTTGCATAATGCCCGGCCCTTTTGACCGTTTCCTTCCCTACGTTCTGCTCACGGGCGACCTGATCGGAGATGCGGCCGATCTGCTTGGGCTCACTTTGAGCACAACCAGATTTAATCGTGTGCTGATTGCCTTTGAACTTTTCAACGTGTTTCCTCGCCTCGTACAGTTTCCCAAGGATGTATGTCTTCTGCTCGTCTGTCAGATTACGGCGGCCAAGCTGATTTTTGTACATCCAGTCGAATGCCTCCCATTTGTCGGCAAATTTCATATATTTGAATTTGATCCCGACATACGGATGTTTGAGGAAAATCTTGTATCTGTTATTTCCGTCAACGATTGCGCCGTTCCCATCCCAGACAATAATCGGATTAAGAATTTTCCCAGCATCAACGATGTTCTCTTCCAGCTGCTGAAATTCAGCTTCAGTCAATGGCGGGATCTTCGCCATGAACTCCGGATCCATGTGCACATCGCTGTAATCCATTATTTGACCTCCACCTTAAACACGTCCGGCCGCAGCGTCACGCGGATACCAGGCACAATCTCGCCGTCACCTGTCAGCACAAACGGAACCTCGTTGTCGTTGTCACTGCTCTCCGGAAGGAAATCCACCATCAGGACCTTTTTCAATGCTGCCCAGTCAACAGACTCATTCACCTTGACCATGTCCGGCTCGTTCTTCTTCACCCATTTCAGCAGAACCTCATCGTCCCGCTCAAAGTCCGGAGCCTGAGCTTTCAGCACCAGCTTCCCGCTGGGCAGCTGATAGCTCTCCTGCGTCTTCGTCACCTTGTGCGGCACCTGGCTGAAATAGTCCTTCAGCTTCATCTCGAAGAACATGATCCGCCGTTCGCACCGGTCCTTCACCTTGTCCGTCTGCGCCACGTAGAACTCGATCCAGTCCATCATTTCCTTCTTTGCCTCCGCGATCTTGCGGATGCACCACTCCGCCTTCTGGTCGTTGTCGACCATGAAGCGCACCTCTTCTTCAGTCATCGCGGGTTCTTCGTTCCGCTCGTCCAGATATTCACTCATTTGATTTTCCCCTCCAGTATCATCATCAGTTTGTCCGCGTACCCGGGCAGCAGCTCCCGCTCGTCCCGGAGCCGCTTGATCTCCCGCTCCGCGTCCGCGATCCGCTCATGCAGGCCGTCGTACAGCCTGCGGAGCCGGTTCTCTTCTTCCGACGGATCCGCCAGCGACTTCATCAGCGCGTCCTTCAGCACCGAATACTTGTACATCGTGTTGTCCGTGCTCCGGCTGCCGGTGTATGCATACCGGTCCTGGGCATCTCTGTATGCCCTTTCAAGCCTGTCGATCTCCTTCTCAACGATCTTCACAGCGCTGTCCATTGTTTCTTCTCCTTTTCTGTGATATACTGTCTTGAAAACAATCCTTTGCAGGCCGGTTGGATGTTCCAGCATCCGCCGGTTTTTCATATCCGACCACCATGTTCCGCACGTTCTCGATCGCCCTGGCGAACGCCGGCTGTTCGATCTGCGGGTAATACCGCACCGTGCGCCCGTCACTCATGGGCACTTCGAGCAGATCCGGGATCTCGCTGCACCGGTGCGTCCACCGCGCCCGGATCCGCGGGATGTTCGGGATGATCCGAACCATCAGGCCTTCACCTCCGCTTCGATCTGCTCCGCCACGCCGATCTGCACACCCAGCACGCCCAGGATCTCCGGGATCTGCCTGGCAAGGTTCCGCCATCCGGTCGGATTCAGGCTGATTTCCTCGCCCTCCGGCGTCCGCCAGTCGATCACGTTGAACTTCCGGTCGTAGTAGAACTCGCCCAGCGCCTTGTCGGTGATCGCCGTCACCTCGTACCCGCCGAAGTTCACAGGACTCGTGATCTTGCTGAAGTCCACGCCGTCGAGGATCCGCTTCGGTTCCTGCGCTTCGTCCACCTTCAGCTGATAGTCCTTCCCGCCCTCGAGCACCAGCTGCTCCGGCTTTTTTCCATTCGCCTCCGCGATGCTCTGCTTCAGCGTCGGCAGTTTCTTCGGCAGCCGGTCGACGATGGCCGGATCCTTCTTTTTCGCTTCGTTCTTGATCATGTACCAGGACTGCTGCGGGTCGCTCTTTCCCAGGCTGATCAGGTACGCCAGCGGATTCCCGCCGGCCAGCGCGATATCGATCGCCTTCTGTTTCTCTTCCTTTGTCACTTTGGCCACATCCCCCTCATAAAAAGTCGTTTCAGTGTCGTGTTCCCTGTCCCATGCCCTCATGCATCCGTAACTGCACAAATACTTTCCGTCCCGCTTGTACGTCCACAGCTCCGGATACAGCACCGTCCGCTTCTTCCCGCACTGCAGGCAGGTGATCGTCAATCAGATCATCCCCCCGGCCAGCGCGAACGCCAGGATCACCACGATGGGCGTCATGACGATCTCGATCCCGAACAGGATCCGGTTGAACCGTTCCTCCGGCGATTCCTTCGTCAGGATCTTCCGCCCGGTGATCGTGCGGATCTCGCGGTAGTACGTCATCTTCATCCCTCCTCAGTCGTTCAGCCGCCTGTTGCGGATCTCTTCGTCCGTGCATCCCCAGAACTTCAGAAAAGGCACCCGCGGGATCTTCATGTGGTTGCCGCTCACCTGGAACGGAAACTGGATCAGCTCCGGTCTTTCGTTCGCGTAGCCGATCAGCCGTGTCGGGTTCATGCCCATCGCCTGGGCCGCCTGGGTTGCGGTGATCACCGGCGTGTTCATCAGCAGCAGGTCGCTGAATGTGATCCGGTCAGCCATTGTGCCGCACCGCCTTCCACCGGCAGCCGTCACAGGCGCCTTCATGCTCCCGCCGGTACTGTCCGCACTTCAGGCAAAGCTCGTTCACGCAGTCCCGCAGGTCGCTCTCCATGCCGGCCACGTCGCCGGCGGTGATCGCCAGCTCCCGGAACGTCGCGCTTGTGTCGTACTTCCGGCCGTCCTTTTTGCCTGCCGGCCATCCGGCGCCCGTCAGGTCGTTGCCCAGGTTGTTGACCGCGTCACTGATCGCCTTCGTCAGTTTGCCCATGCTCAGTCCTCCTTGTTCACCAGATCCCACTCGACACCGGCTGTGATCTCTGACTTGATTCTCCGGATCAGCTCATAGGCCAGGTATTTGTCGAGGACATCCTCCACGTTGTCGCTGACGATCCTCATGATCGCCTTCACCTGCTCCTTCGTCATCTTTCCCATCCTTTCTCCGCTTTAAGCGAGTGCTTGCCGCAAAAAATAAAGTCGGCAGGGTACCGGTAGAGCTTGCAGATCTCCATGAACTTGTCGTACCCGGGAACAGTCCGTCCTTTTTCCCAGCTCCGGAGCGTCGCAGTGTCCACGTGAAGTTTCGCTGCGGCAACGTCCTGCTGGTATCCGGCGTTCACCCGGGCGGCAGCCAGGGAGATCTTCGGCGGCAGTTGATTACCGTCCATATTGTGGTTTTCCTCCTTTCCAAGAATGTGGAACCACTACCAGTATACTCGCCTAAAGCGAGATGTCAAGCATAAAGCGAAAATTTTTTCGCTAATTGCTTGTTTTTCTCGCTTTTTTAGATTATACTAAGGTTCCAAGGAGGAAGAAGAATATGCCAGACAATGCTCGTGAGATCCTCGTCAGGAACCTTCGGTATCTTATGGAAGAGAAAGGAATCACCCAGGCGGACATCTGCCGGGAGCTGAACGTCTCGTCCGCCACCGTCTCCGACTGGTGCACCGGAAAGAAATATCCCCGCGTGGACGCGATGCAGCGCCTGGCCGATCTGCTGGGCGTCCGCTTCTCCACCCTGACCACGGAGAACGGCCTGACGGATTATGAAGACCAGCAGCGGATCGAAGCCCTCCACCAGAACCCGAAGCTCCGCCTGCTCTTCGACATCCAGAAGAAGCTGAGCGATTCAGACCTGAACGCCGTCCTGGGCGTCACCCAGGCGATCGCGAAGGAACGCGGGGACGATGACTAAAAAAATGGTCATCGCCTCCGGTATCCTTAAGGGGAACAAAGGAGGCGATGACTATGAGTAACACCCCGATCGTCCTGAAAGACCTGCCGGCAGGCGTCAACGGTTTCGTCTGCCTGGGCTCCGACTACGAACCTGTGATCGTGATTAACTCCCGGCTGTCCCGGGAGGATCAGCTGAAGACCTACAGACACGAACAGGACCACATCGACCGCGGCGAAATGTACAACGAAGACTATCATGAATATGGAGGTGCACCATGAAGAAACTGATCACCATGATCCTGATCCTCGCGCTGGCCCTGCCGGCGCTCGCCCTGGCTGAGGATGAATATTACATTACAGACCACTACGCGCTCCATATTAACGACCATTCCGGAAACTCAACGGCCGTGAATGGCGGCAGGATGTTCGACTTTGATTCGATGACCGTCGACCTGTTCATCACATCGGAACAGGGTACCGCGTACCTGATCACCACGACCTGCACGTCCGGCGTCTTCCTCAGCAGCGGGGTGCAGAAGGTCAGGATCGTGACCATCGGCGATCAGTCGTTAATCGTGAATGATTCCGGCGACAGTATGAGCCTGGACTGGGATGAAGACGGAGACCTGTGGATTGATTTCGGTCTCAGTTATTTCCGGATGCAGCACGTAAAAAACATGGATGCCTATAACGATCGGAAATAAAGAGGTGACCGCCGTGATCTGTACCAAGTGCAAGACCGAAACCGTACCGGGTGCGGTTTACTGCCACCAGTGCGGCCGGAAGTTATCCTCCGAACCGGCAAAGCGCAAGCCGAAGCGCTCCCCGAACGGCACCGGCTGTGCGTTCCGGCGCGGATCCGGATGGACGGCCCAGGCAGTGGTCGACTATCGTGAGCTGCCGGACGATTTCAAAGACCCGGCGAACGCGAAGCAGCGGATCCCGATCAAAAAGACGAAGGCCGGTTTCGCCACGAAGGCGGAGGCGCTGGCCTACATCCCGATCCTGAAGGCCTCCGGCAAGGTCGTCAGGCCGCTCACCGCGCCAACGCTGCAGTATTACTGGAACAGCTACGAAAAGAACGAATACGCGAAGCTGTCCGATTCAAAGCAGACGGCCTACCTGATCGCCTGGAACCGGCTCGTGAAGCTCCACGACGTCAACGTGGACCAGTTGACCGTCACCGCCCTGCGGGACACGGTGTCCGCCACCTGCTCGACCTATTACACCGCGAAGGACTGCCGCACGGTGCTGTCCAACCTGTTCAAACTGGCATCGGCTGACGGCTACGCGAACAAGGACCTTCCGTCCTTCATCCAGCTGCCGAAGCTGACGGAGCAGGAGCGGGAGCCATTCAACGATGTGGAGCAGGCGAACCTGTGGAAGCTGTACGAGTCCGGCGACCTCCGTGCCGCCATCCCGCTGCTGATGATTTATACCGGCCTGATGCCCGGCGAATGTTTCGACCTCCGCGTGGACATGATCGACCTAGAGAACCGGCAGATCGTCGGCGCCGGCAAAAAGACCACCGTCCGGAAAAAGACGCCGGTCACGATCGCCGCGGTGATCATCCCGCTCCTGGAGGATCTGATCGCCCATGCGCGGCCGTCAGGGCGCATTTTTACCGCCTCTGAAGACTTATGGAGGAAAGACTACTACGACGCGCTGCAGGCGGCCAAATGCCGCCGGCTTTCGCCGTATTCGTGCCGTCACACGACCGCCACCGCCCTGGCGATCACCGAAGGCGTCGCCCCGCAGACCATCAAAAAGGTCATGCGCTGGTCGACGACGAAGATGCTCGACCGCTACGCGCACCCGGACGCCTCAGACGCCCAGGCGGCTGTGGACGCTATCAAAAAGAAACCAACTACCGACACACTACCGACATCCGAACCGGAACCCGTTGCAAAATAACGGTCCCTTCTCCCCTGCTAAGGGAGTAGTGTCAGTGATGGCAGCCCGGGTTCAAATCCCGGCTTCTCCGCGTAAACGCCCGCAGATCAACGGTCTGCGGGTTTTCCTTTTGTCAAAAATCAGACGCCAGTTTTCGCCAGTTTTCCGCAAACTACCGACACACTACCGACATCGCATTTTGAGACCCAAAATTGCTACTACCGACATCACTACCGACATTTTTGGGTCAAAACTTGGGTACTTCTCCGGGGGAGACCAACCTGTCCGCTCCGACTCCCCTGGCCGGGGAGACCAACTTTTTGGACATAAAAAAACCGCCCCGGGATTTCTCCCAGGGCGTGAGATCTCGTCAAAAATCATGCGTTATCATCAGGCGGTTGCTGTTTTTCGACCGGTGCCTCCGGCAGGCCGGTCAGCGCCAGGAGCATCGCCGTCACGAAACCGAACGCGCCGGCACTCAGCACGGCGATCCAGTTCACATCCTTCAGCACCAGGGCGCCAGTGCCGATATAGGCCAGAGCCGCCTCCGCGAACGTCCGGACCGCCCGGATCAGAGCCGCCTTGAACCATGCCTTATACATGATCGTCCCCTCCGTTCTGTATTGCTTCGTGTTCCGCCGCGTACTGGGCCGTCTTCGTGGCCCGCTGCGTCATGTAATTACCCAACGCGGTGATTTGTTCCTTCAGCTTGTCGTGGTCGTTTCCGCTGACGAAGTGCATCATCAGCGCCATCTGGATTTCGAGCAGGTGACCCATGTCGTCGTTCTGCAGGTCGAAGCGTTTGTCTCCCAGCCTCAACCGCGCCTCCACTTTCTTCATCCTCCCTTCCAGATCCTTGACCCTGTCGCGTACGGAAATCTTCCGGTACGCCTCCCAGCCTTTCACAAGTGCCACCAGAATCCCGGATACCGCTACGATCACGGCGATGGTGAATATCACCGCGTCCCATGTGAGCCCTGCGTCCGGGATTTTCACATCCGGCATTACTGATCACCCTCCTTACTGATCACCGCTCCGTTATACAGTGCCGCCAGCGCCTCCGCGTCCTTCAGCGAGAGGTGCGGGATGGTGACCGTGTATTCGATCTTGACAGGTGTAGAGCTCAGGTAGCTCCACGTCACCGGGCCGATCACGCCATCCTGGGTGAGATCCCAGTCCCGCTGGAACGCCTTGACGGCCTCTTCGGTCTTCGCGCCGAACTTTCCGTCCGCGCCGTAGGATCCCAGGTCATACCCGCGCTGGATCAGCTGCGTCTGGGCCAGTGTGACGTACGGGCCCGCGTCCCCGCGTCGGAGGGTCGGCTTTTTGTCCGGATCCGGCGGCTGCGGGGTCGGCGTCTCGTCATACAGCCCCGCCGGCACGGCGTAGTGTGTCCACTTGCTCTTCATGACCTTGAAATACTGCACGCCGGAAGAACACTCGCACGTCCCGCCGTCTCCCAGGTACAGCCCGGTGTGCTGCATGGTGTTCCCCTTCTGGACGAACACGCAGCAGACCTTGTCCTTCGGCATCTCGCTGATGCTGCCCTTCAGCACCCAGTTCGACTTTGTATTCCATTGGCTGGTGGCGCCTTCGCCCTTCAGGTCGATGCCCACCTGCTTCAGGCACCAGTCGGTGAAGCCCCGGCAGTCGAACATCCGAACCGGCAGATCCCATTTGCACCCGTCACAGACGCTTTTTTTGCCGCTCAGCACCTGGCAGGCGGTCACGATGGTCGGATGGTCATCCCGCACCCGTCGGCGCCTTCCTGACGGCGTGCACTGCTCGCCCCAGGCGCCGAACACGTACGGCCATCCCTCGCAGGCGATCGCCACGCTGCGGACGATCTCCGCCTTGCTCCTGCCCTGCTGGATCATGCTCTCCAGCAATGTTGTGACGTACTCAATGTTGTTCATGCAGTTTTTTCAGCCTCCGATCTTCCACAAATGACATCACAGCCAGCGTGCCGAAGAACAGCACGTTCAGGCCGATAATGATGATTGCCGCCCATCCGATCCAGCTCATTATTTTTTTGTTCCCCTTTCCTTTTCCGGAATCCGTTGTTATAATGGGCATAAGAAAAGAGCGCTCGCCGCTGCAACGGCTTACGCTCTGGCGGAAGATGTGGATGTGGCACACCCTCCAGAGATGATATTATCACATCCTTCCGTCCGAAATCAAGAAAGGATGTGTTTTTTGTGTCATATGAACAGCTTCGCTCGTCCCTCGCGGCCCGCCTGGTGGATCGCCGGCTGCCGCCCAAGCTCGCCCACGACGTCCTCCAGGAGCTGGATATCGTCGCCGCGGACTATGACATCCGCCGGGCCTGTACGGATCTGATCGTCTCCGGAGGCTTCCCGGAGGTCGTAAAGATGTACTGCGCCTCGCTGATCGTCGAGAACAAAGCCGCCGGCACGGTGAACGATTACCGCCGGATCCTCGTGAACTTTCTGGAAACCGTCCGGAAACCTTTCAACATGGTCACGACCAACGACATCCGGGTGTACCTGTTCAGCCGTCAGCAGAACGGAAGCCTGGCAAAGTCATCCGTGGAACATCTCCGCATCGTGATCAACGCCTTCTATAACTGGCTTGTGGACGAGGAATACATCGAGCGCAACCCTGCCCGCCGGATCGAGCCGATCAAGGTGCCACGCTCCGGCCGTCAGGCCGTGCCGGCAGTCGACCTGGAATATCTCCGGAAGGCCTGCCGGACGCCGCGGGAGAAAGCGCTGATCGACTTCTTGTACTCCACCGGCTGCCGGATCTCCGAATGTGCCGCGCTGACGCTGGATGACATCGACTTCCGCGACCGTTCCGTCCGGATCCTCCACGGCAAGGGCGATAAAGCCCGCATGACGTACTTCAACGCGGAGGCGGAGGTCTCCCTGCGGGAATACCTGAACACCCGGAAGAACGCTTCGTCCGTCCTGTTCTGCCGCTCCCGCGCTCCGTACGGATTCATCAGCAAGACCGCCCTGGAGCGGGAGATCCGGAAGGTCCGGGAGCGGGTGGATCAGCTGACGGTCACCGTCACGCCGCACGTGCTCCGGCACACCTTCGCCACGATGGCGATCAACAACGGCGCACCGGTGCAGCACGTCCAGCAGCTGATGGGCCACTCTTCCCTGGACACGACCATGATCTACACCCACCACCAGCAGGAGGATATCAGGGCCAGCCACCGGAAGTTCGTCACCTGATGGAAGTCTGTACAAAGCCGCCCGGAAGTCTCCGGACGGCCTTTTTCATGTCCTGCGGTTAGTTCGCAATATTTCCATTTTGGGACTTTAGCAATTCCATTTGTGCTTCTTGTATGATATTTATTGCTCCATTTTGAAGTTTTTTTGGGATATAATTATAAATTAGCAGTTCAATATCATGCAATTTCTGTATTATTGTTCTTCCACTGTCCATAAACGAATTGTGCTCGTCTTCCGTTTTGCGCAAAATGCTTTTAATCTTGTCTTTGAAATCACATTCAATCCACGGAGCATCACACCATCCATAGTGATGATCGTTGGCACATTCATTACACCTCAACGCTTCCACTTCTTCCACCGTTGTACAAGAAGGAAGTTTTTCCCGGCGTTCTCGTTCTTCTGTACGTGTAAACCCCATATTATCCTCCATGTTTCTATTTTGGGACTTATTCTTTATACAAAATCCCTCTGACTTCGTAATTTTGCCCTGATGTAAATAGCCTTGAGGACGAACCGTCCCAACCCTTGATTTTATTGGAACTGTGAAAATACAAGGACATAACGCCTGTTGAAGTGTTTCTTGCGTTCACGGTGCCGCTGTAATTCCCCAAACCAGTTGTTATTTCTGACGTTCCATCCCCGGCGAAATACCCACAGACAAGCATCATATTTCCAATCAAATCATATTTCAATGTCGAAATTGTTGCAGACGATTGCTCTGTTGCAAAAGCCAGTTGTTTCCAGTCCCATGAAGTGCTGTTTTGGATTCCATGTATAATCTGCTGTCCATTGTGAAGATGCAATGTCACCTGCGCTCTTGCGCTTGTTGTTTTTGAAACAGTACCGATGTATCTTGCATTTGTGAATGGCGAAGATGCGACAGAAAACTCAACAACAATGTTCCGAAAATCGTTCTGGATCAATCCTGATATATATGTATTGAGCGCAGTTTCAAACGCAGACAGGGATGCAACCGACCCAAGGGAATAAGTCCCAATAGCCGTATTAGTGGTACCAGCCCAGGCGTCGATCTTGTCCATGTTGCCGTTGATCACGCTGATCTGCGCTTTGTCCGTCCCGGCGGGCTTCACCAGGTCCAGGTTCGTTGTGTTCGCCATGAATTTTCACCTCATTCCTTAAAGTCCGCGAGGCCTTCCAGGATCCCGATCTCTTCGCCGGAGACCTGGATGCCTTCGCTGTCGTGGAAAATAACCGGTTTGTCGATCGGGATCTCACACTCGCTGGCCAGCAGCTCCTTCCGGCCCTCCGCCAGCTTCTTCAGCCCCTCCTGCTGATCAGGAAAAAGAATGGCACCATCGTCCTTGATGGTGCCGCCCAGTTCCTCGACCAACTTTTTTTCCTCGTCCGCGTAGAACTCGAAGTTCGGTTCCAGCAGCTTTTTCAGTGTGAAGATCTTCCGCGCCGTGGCGCTGGACTTCATCCTCGCCGCGTTCAGCCGCGTCATGATCTGCGCCGCGCTGATCGCCTTTTCCAGTGTGGTTGTCATGTTCTTCCTCCTTTATACGCTGAATTGTGTGGTGTACGTAAACCCGTCCACCGTACAGCTGACGCTGACAACTGTTGACGTCACCATGCTGTGTGCCCATGTCGGTGACTTCGAGTATGCCATGAACCGCGCATACGTGACGCCGCCGTTCTTCAGTGCGATATACTGCCCGTCCTTCGACAGCGTATATTCGCGTTCCGCATAGTTCGGGGTATCCGATTCGGATCCGGTCGGCGCCCTGAACTTAATGCTCGATCCGGCCGACTGCTGATACTGCGGCCAGGCAACCTTGGAATATGCCGCGCTCCACCCGTCTGCTCTCGCGGAGGCGGCAGTCTTAAAATTTACGATCGTACCACCCGACAGCGTGATGCTTGTACAGTATCCCCCGCTTGTCGTGTACGTCTTGATGGTCGAATAGTTCAGCTTCCACAGCCCCGTCGTCCGCAGGTTCACGGTCGTCTCCGTGTTGTCCTCGTCCAGGGCGATCAGCTTCGTCAGGTACACCGTGCCGTCAGGCTTTACACGGAACGGCGCCAGGCTGGCGGTTCCGTTGCCGGCCCAGATGGCGTATGTCTCGCTGCTCCCGCTGCGGATCCCGAAGGTCGACGCCGTCACGTCAAAGGTGCCGGAGCTTTCGATCTTGACGTACTTGCCGCCGCTGACCGTCACGCCGGAGGCCGTGATCGCCACGCCGCTCTGGATCTTGTAGGCGTTGTTCGTCACGTAGCTCTCGATGGCCGTGGCCGTCTGGCTCGTGGTGGAGTAGCTGGTCAGCTGGCCGTTTGTGTACGTCTCCGCGGCGCTCACGATGTCCGTGGCGCTCTGGTAGGTGCTGGTCTTCGCGATGTACGCGCCGCTGGCAGCGCTCGCCGCCTGCCGCACCGCCTCCGTCACGATGGCGTCCGGCGTCTGGTAGGCCGTGGTCTTTGCCAGGTAAAGCCCCGACGCGGCGCTCGCCGCCTGGCTCACCGCCTCGCTCACGATGCTGTCGGCCGTCTGGTACTGCGTCGTCTTGTCGATCTTGCCGTTCTCCGCGTTCTGCGCCCGGGAAACCTCCTGCGTGATCCGGTCGCTGACGATGGAGATCTGCGCCGTGTTCGTGTACACCTGCTCGCCGATCGCCAGCTGTTCCTCCGCCAGGATCGTCACCTGGGTGCTCGTCTGGTCGATCAGCGTCCGGTTGTTCACCACCGCGCCATAGTTCGCCGTCTGGATCCATTCCGTCCCGGTCCATGTGTAGACGCTCGCGCCGGCGAGCTCGTCCCACTCGAAGTCGTCCAGGACGTCCCATTCATAGTCCGTCAGGCCGCCCCACAGGCCGTCCCCAACCGCCTTCGTCCACGTGTCGCCCATGCTCAGGCTGACCTGCGGATCGTCCGCCGGGTCCGTCATCCGGGTATAGTTCGCGACCTTCGCGTTCACCGCGCTCACGGCCGCCGAAATCTGCTCCGCCTGCACCTCCAGCGTGGCGGCAAACTGCGTCACCTCGCCGCTGAGGGTGTCCACAACGCTCTGGTCCGCCTTCAGCGTGATCGCGTAGGCGTTCTGGTTGATCTGTGTCTGCAGCTCGCTGATGATCAGGTTGTCGAACAGGAGCTTGAACTTTTCGCCTGTCCAGACGTACATCCGGTACTGCCCGGCCACCTGGTCCCACGTCATGCCGATCAGCTCGTCCCAGTCGAACTCCGCGATGTCGTCCCATTCGTTGTCGCTGATGGGCTCGATCCACACATCACCGACCACCAGGTTGTTGTGGTCCGGTTCCGTCGCGGAATAGTAGAACGTGCCGTACCCCAGGCTCGAGATCCGGCTGTTGATGCCGTTGATCGTCTGGGTGATCGTGCTCTGGCTCTGCCAGTTGCCGATGGTCGACTGGATGTAGGTGTTCGAGCTGATATCCTGTACCATCAGCTTGTTGATAAACGCCTGCCGCGCCCACAGCTCGTCCACGTCGATCCGCTTCGCCGTGATCCGGTCGATAATGCTGTTGATGGCGTAGAAGTCCTCGCTGCTCAGCTCCGCGAAGGTGCCCACGTTCCCGATGATCGTCTTCCCGTCGCTGGTGTGTCCCGCGGCGATCTCCGCCGCGCTGGGGGTGTCCACCAGTGTCGGCACAAGCTGCGGCACGCCGTCATCGTCCCATTCCACGTCGATGTGGTAATAGTCGCCGTTGCTGTCGCCGATCACCAGGTCGCCGATGGTCGCTTCCACCATCTGGCCGTAGGTGATCAGCAGCCGGTTGATGTACAGCTTGTCCGCGATGCCCTGTTCCGTGATCGTGGTGCTGAAGATCGCCTCGTCAGCTGACAGATCCTTCACGTGGGCGTAATTGATGTCCGCGCTGGCGATCTGGGCGTTCGCGATGCTTGCGATCTGCAGCGTCGCCTGGATCGCGCTCAGGTCGTTGGTGTCGATCTTGCCGGCTGTAATGCTCCCCGCGCCGATCTTGTCAGCTGTCACAGCGCCGGCGGCCAGTTTGTCCGTCGTCACGGCCAGCGCCGCGATCTTGCTCGCCTCCACCGCGCCGGCTGCCAGTTTCGCCGTGGTGATCGCCTCACTGGCGATGTGCCCCGCCTGAATGACCTCCGCGCCGATGGCCTGCGCCGTGATCGCGCCCGCCGCGATCTTTTCGGCTGTGATGCTGTTCGCCGCCAGCTTGTCGGTGGTGATCGCCTGGGCGCTGATCTCGTCCGATGTGATGCAGTTCGCCGCCAGGATCTCCGTCGTGATGCTCTTTGACGCGATCCGGTCGGAGGTGATGCTGTTCGCCTCGATCTCCCGCGCCGTGATCGCGTTCGCCTGGATGTTCGTGCTCCCGACCGCGCCGGCGCCCAGCGCCCGGCCCGTCACCGCGCCGGTCTGGATGTCGTAGCTGGCCACGCCGGAGCTGACCTTTTTCTTTCCGAAAGTGCCCTTCTTATACCGCTTCAGCAGCGGGTCGAAAGTATAACCGGTCATCTGGATCGTGTCGTTCACGCCCATCGGCGCGTTTTTGACTTCGATCCATTCCCCGGGCGCCGCGTTCGCCAGCGCGGCGTACTGCGCGTACTCCGCCGTCTCCGGCAGGTGCTGCCAGTCCACCTCCAGCGTGATCACCGGCTTGTCGCACTCGTCGATATTGAACCGGTTGGCCGCCGCCTCCCGCATCCGGGAGAACACCGTGCCCTCGTCCAGGGTGATCTCGCTGCCGTCCTCCTGCTTTTCCTTCTGCCCGACCTTCAGCCCCGTGTTCAGCGCCTCCGGCCGGATGTACGGCACTGTCCGCACCGTGTCGATGTATTCCTCCGGCAGCAGCAGCGTCTCCCCGCCGGCGGTCTGCGCGATGGGATAGATCCGCGTCACCAGTTCGCCGATGTTCCCGTCCCACTTCACGGCCCGCAGGTTCGTTCCGTAGGTGATCCGGTACTGCGGCGTGGCCTCGCCTGCCGCGATCACGTAGACGTTGTAGTCGTTCCGGATGATCCGGCCGTTGGTCGCCTGCAGGAAGCCGGCCTTCGGGTCCAGGATCGCGCTCTGGGCGTTCTTCCAGCTGAAATCGCCGGTGATCAGCGCGTCCTCGTCCGTCAGGTTCGTCTCGATCTCCCCGGGATAGATTTCCTTCATCGCCCCGCGGAGGAACAGCAGTGCCGTCGCCGGGTTCGCCCGGCTGATATTGCACTCACCCAGCATGGTCCGACCGAGCTGGTAACTGATGTGCTCCGCGTGCACCGTCAGCGTCTTCCCATTGGAGCTTTTCGTGATCTCCGTGATCGTGAAGCTCTGGTCGGTGATCACCTGCGCCGGCACGGTCCGCGTCCCGGTCTCGCTCAGGTCGGTGCACTTGGCAATCTCGATAAAGCCTTCATGCCCGGCAGTGTCCGCCGCCTTCATGTACTGGCTGTCATAATCGCCGGTTCTGACAATCCTGTCCCCGGCGTCCAGCAGCGCCGCGATCTTCCCAGCCTGCCCGGTCGTTCCGCTGATCTCTTCCCAGTATTGCGGATAGTTGTCCGGCGGGTGGTTGTAGTTCATGGGCGTGCCTGGATCCAGCGCGATCATCCGGTAATTCTTGCCGATGTAGGTCACCCTGTCGCCGATCGCGTAGATCCGGCCGCCCAGGTCGACCGCCACGGAGCGGTTTGCCGTCCACTGGGCGTAGGATACTTTTTTCAGTGTCGGGATCCGGGTATACAGCGGCACGTCGCTGAGTCCGCTGTTGATCTCCCAGTAGCTCACCTGCCCAAGCGTGATCTGCCCGATGGTCTGCACCGGCACCGGGCAGCGCAGGATCATGCCGTAGTCGATATTGATCATCGCGTTGTACGGCATGGTCATGTCCATGTCGTACCGGCCGTTCTCCTGCCACGTCACTGACGCCTGGTTCGCCGCCAGCGCGATCCCGTGTTTCGAGAAATCGGTCGTCCCTTTGGCGTAGAGTTCAATCAATGGTCTTCACCTTCTTTGTCTTTTCGCCCCGGCTTACCGCAAAAGGGCATCGTCCGAAGGAGGTATGGAGGGCGACCGGAAAGCCCTCCATCACAGGTACCTGTACCTGGGCGTCACCATCAGCTTCGTCACGCTTCCGGTGAACGTGATCGTGTTCGCGCCTTTCTGCAGGATCGGAAACGCTCCGCTGCACACGCCCATCTGCGGCGTTGTGCCCTGCAGGATCCACTCGTTCTCGCTGTCGATCACCCATCCGCTGGTGCAGCTGGGGATGGTCAGCGTGTTCCCGCCGCAGCTGACGGTCACCAGTCCGCTCCCGGTAATCTCGATCAGCGGGTAGGCGGTCATATCGCCCGGGTTGTTGACGCCCGTCCCGCTGGTGGTGATGCTGACGGTCTGCTCGTTCACGTCCCGCTTAATCGGGCTGCAGTAGAACTGCACATCCCCTTCCCACCAGTCCAGGTTCCGGCTGTGTTTCTCCAGCGTCACCGCGCCGATCACCCGCGCCTCCTGCTCGAGGCCAGGCTGGCTGGAAAAAATCACCGTCCCGCTGCCCTTCAGCCAGTTCTCCACCGCCGGCACGTTCGCGATCCCGTGCACCGCGATCCCGATCGTCTGGATGTAGCTGTTCCAGATGTCCTCGCCTTCCGTCACCGTCAGGTCGCCGGCCCGCCCGGGGATCGTCACGTGATCCACCCGTTCTTCCGGCTTCACCACCTGCGGCGCGGCGTTCAGGATGATGTTCTTGTCATCTGATCTTGTCCCGTTCCACTTGAACCAGTACCTGGTCGCCATTTTCTCACCCCTTTATGCAGCACCATAGCCGCTCCGCTGCCGCCGGTTCCGCCGGTCGATGCTCTCCGTCAGCGCCTCGATCTCCAGCCCGTTGTTCAGGTTCACGTTGCCGAAGTAAATATTGCTGTTGTAATTGGCCGCACGCTCCGGCACGACCCGCTCGCCCTTGTGCAGGATCGCCGGGAAACCATCCCAGGGCACGGAGAAAAGCCCGTTCGCGTACCCGGGCACCTGGAGGGCGCCGGATCCGTAAACGGAACCCAGTCCGCCCAGGTTCGGCACGATCTTGACCGGCAGCTTCATGTCCGCCCGGTTCAGTTCCGCCTGCATCTCCTGCAGGGACTCGTCGCTCAGCGTGGCGTCAATCTCGCCGGTGTAGGCTCCGAAGTGGCCCTGGAGCGCGAGCTGCAGCGCCTGCATCGTCGGGAATTTGTAAAGCGTTCCGTTTGCGGACATATCCGCCCACTGATTAGCAGCGCGCCACAGCGCTCCGTTATGTTGACCGTATTTTTCCATCATGTCCGTGGAAAGTCCCCAGTCCCGGTAATCAGTGCTCCCGAACCGCTTCGCGAGCAGGTCGTACAGCGAACCGGCGTATGCTCCTCCGCTTCCAAGCATAGTCATCAGCAGGTTTTCACCTGTGGACGTCCGGAACTGCCTGAACAGGTCATCCGATGAAAACTGCGCCATGAACAGCGTCAGCGCGTCCGCAATGCCCTGCGCATCTTCTTTGTCACCGAAGTGCGCCATCCGGTTCAGCAGTTCCTCCAACAGCCGCGTCTCCCGGCTGTCAAACCTGCCTGCCTCATATGTGTCGGTATATTCGTAATCGTCCGCCTTCAGCAGCGCGTGGGTTCCGAAAATCATCGCCAGCGAAATCCCAGCGCCGGCAACCGGAGCAATAATCCCCGACATTCCACTCATCCATCCGGCCTTCGTTCCGGTTGCCGCGGCCGTTGCACCAGCCTCCGCAGATGTCGTCGGGACTGTAGGAGTACCGCCACCGGCTCCGGGGATCGTCGGCATCGGATTGTTCGCGCCGGCCCACAGCGTCTTGAAGCCGCTGACGACCTTTCCCAGGTTCAGCGCAAATTGTGCGATCTTGATCCCGGCAAACGCGACCCCGATCGCCTTCAGCGCGGTCTCGACATCGCTCCAGTTGTTTGCGATCCACTCGAACGATCCGGTAATCTTCTCGATCAGCCCGGCGAACGTGCTCACGACCGCCTCCGGGTCGATGGTCCCCATGCTCTCGAAGATCTTGCTGATCGCGTCGCCCATCTTCTGCAACTGTTCCTGCCCGGCATCCGACTGCAGATACGCCGTCAGTTTTTCAAGGAACCCGCCCAGGGATTCTGCGGCCGCCTGCAGCGCGGGAGCCAGTGCGCCGATCGCTTCCAGCTTCAGCGTCTTCCACTGCTGCTCCAGTTCCTTCATCCGGTCGTTCAGCTCCGCCGCCTGGTTGACAGCATCCTCGCTGGCTGCCGGTGCGCTCTCCAGAGCTTCCTCGTACGCCTGCCTGCCGGCCGTAAACAGCGGAATCAGATCGTCCCAGCTTTTTCCAAGCAGTTTTTGCGCCATCGCTTCCCGCTTGGACTCGTCCGTCATCTGCATCAGCGCTTCGCCGGTTTCCCAGAACACGTCGAGGTAATTCCTGGCTTCCCCGATGGTCTGGCCGTATTTGCCTTCGTATACCTCGTGCGTGGCTACACCCAGCTCCGCAAACGCGTCCGCGATGTCGTCACTGTCGCTGACGATATTGATCCTGACCTTTTTCCACGTCTTCGCCAGTTCTTCCGCAGGCGCCTCAAACCGGTTCGCGACGTACTGCATCTGCTGCACTTCCGTCGTTGTCAGGCCCATTTTGGACGCAAGCGTCGCAATATCGTCCGCTTCCGCAGCGCTGTCCATAATGCTGTTGAAAAGATTCTCGCCCAGCTGAACGGCTTTCTTCGCAGCGCTCTCCAGCCCTTTCGTGATACTGTCGATGCCCTTGCTCACCATCTCCAGGCTGACCTTTTTATTGATGCTGGACAGGTTCTTCTCCAGTTCGCTGGCGCCGCTGGCCGCCTTCTGTTCGCTGCCGGACAGGCTGTTCAGCTCCGTCTGGATATCCATCATCTTGCCGGTGGCGCTGTACATGGCCCGCTCGAGCTTCTGGTAGGATTCGCTGGCCTCGTCCACGCCGCGGTCCTTCATGTCCTTCAGCTCTTTCTGGATGCCGGCGACGACCTTCTTCTGCTCCTGCATCTGCTTGTTCAGCAGCTGGGCCTTGTTCGTCGCGTAGATCTCCGCGTCGCCGATCGCCTTGAACTGTTTCTCATTCAGTTTCAGCTGTGCGTCCAGCGTCTTCACGCTGCTGGTCGCCTGCTGCATCCCCTGCTTGAACTGGTTGACGTCGACGCCGATCTTGACGGTCGCTCCGCTCGCCATGCCTGTCACATCCTTCCTGAGTCATACTGCTGCCGGTAGCTGAACAGATCCAGCACTTCCCCCGGCTTCATTCGGTTGATTTCCTCTGTTCTGAGTCCGGCGATGAGCCCGCAGGAGCAGATTCGCCGGTAGGTAAGCTCCCCGGCTCTTTTTTTCGGTTCTCCTCCGCCAGCACCTCGTCCACCGGGCCGTCGGCCTTGTCTTCCGCCGTCTCCATCTTCATCGCCTCGTTGATCACCGCCGTGGTGACCAGCACGTAGGGCATCACCATCCCCGGCTTCATGTGCCGGAGGATCCACTTGTCCGTCAGGTCCGGATCCTGCCCGGCCTCTTCCAGCCCGGCGTTCCCAAGGATCCGCAGCAGGGTGCCGAACTTTTTCAGCTTGTCCTTGCTGTCCATGATCGTGAATTTATATTCATCCGTTTCCAGATCGTGCTCGATGCCGAACACTTCGTCCCGCAGCTGCCCCACCGTGCAGCCGATCTCGTCCTGGATCGCAATCATCTCGAAAGTCGTCAGCGTCACGGGGATCACCCGCCCGCCGATTTTGATCTCCATCTTCTCCCGTGCCATGTGTGCTTCTCCTTTTCTCCTTCGTCCAAAACCACAAAAAGAGGGAGGCGGATTTTCATCCGTCTCCCGTCTGAAACCATCAGGTGCTGCTCGCCGCCGGCACGTTCAGTTTCGTGTTCAGCCAGGTCTTCGCGGCGGCCGCCGTCGCGAACACCTTGTGCTGACGGAACATCAGCTTGCCGCTGCCGTCCACGTCGCATCCGACCGCCCGGCCGTTCAGCGTGGGCGTCCGCCAGGTGATGGAGCCTTCCTTCGTGGCCGTCTCCTGGCTCTCTTCCTGCCACTTGATCTTCAGGATCAGGTACGCCTCGAACTTGCGGGTGCCGCTATCGCGCATCACGCGGATGTAGCCGAAGCCGCCGTACGGGGTCGCCGCGTCGCTCTCCCACTGGGCGTCGTCGCTGGTGGAAACCACGCTCTCGCCCAGGATGCTCACCCGGTCCTCCATCGTCAGTCCCGTGCTCTCGAAGCTGACGGTCATGCCGGTCATGCCGTTGTCATCGTCCACGATCCGGTCGTCGCCGTACAGCGGGTTGTTGTTGACTTCCTTCGTCACGTTCGCGGTCCGCGCTTCCTGCACGACCCGGCCCGTGCCGTAGGTCGGCATGGATCCGTCCACCGCCGCGGTGATCGGCGCCCATACCGGATACATCATACCTACATTGGGGTTCGGCATTGTCTTATGCCCTCCTTACTTGATAATCTCTCCGACCAGCCGCTCCACCTCGCCGGTGATCGCGTCGGTCGCCTTGCTTCTGGAAACAGAAACAGCCTTCCGGATGAAAGGCTGCTTCTTCATGAAGGATGTGCCGGAATTGATGCTGTTCACGATCACCGGGATCGGTTTCGTCTTTCCCGCGATCGTGCAGTATCCGCTCCTGCTGTAGCCGACGGAAGTGTTTACCTCGCTTCCGGTCTTCCGGAACTTCGCAATTCCGGCAGCGCCCGCCGAAACGATGGCTGCTTTCTCTTCCGGGGATGGGTCCCGCATCCGTCCGCCTGCGGCGTACCTGAACGGGCTCGTCCGGACGCTTCGCGCCCCTTTGCTGATCTCGTCAGCCACTACTCCGGCGCCCTTGTAGAGCGCCTTCGCGGCGATGCCCACAGCGGAATCTCCGGCTTTCTGAAGCATCGCCACAATCTGGTCCATCCCGTCGACAGTCTGTCTGTACGGCATCTGTCATCCCTCACTCCTCCACCTGGAATGTCCACTCCCAGTGGAATATTCCGGTTTCAGTCTCATACTGATGGCTGTTCAGGCTCCACGCGCCGTCACAGTGATCCGTCAGCGTGCCGCAGATCAGCGGCACCCATCCGGCGCCGTCCTTCTTCCGGCTGAACAGGTCCACGCTGCCTTCCCAGGCGGTCGCGACCTTGATGTTGTCGCCGTGCAGGCTGTCCGCCTCGAACTCCAGGGCGATCACGCCCCAGCTCTCCGCGTCCGGCCGTGTGTTCCAGGCGTTCTCCGCCACCGGCAGGGTGATCTGGTTCGGCTTTTCTCCCTGTGTCAGCGCCTTCATGGCTGCGACCAGGCTTGTGTATTCCGCGCACATATCAACCCACCTCCGTGGCTTCGGCTGTCACTGTCTCCGGTTCGGGTGTCGGCGCCGCCGACCCGTCGTCCGTGCCGCTGTTGCCCTTCTTCCGCCGGATGTTCAGGATCACGCCGTTCCAGTCCTTGTACGGATCGGCGGTGATCACCGCCCAGCGTTCCCCCTGATATTCCAGCTCCCGCTCATCGTGATAGTCCCGGTCGTAGGGGATCAGGAGCTTGACCTCCGGAGCGAGCCCGATGCCCGCCGCCTGGTACCGCTCCGCCAGGCTGATGCCCATCTCCTGGCATTTCACCGTCCGGCGGATGCTCACCGGATCCTGTCCGACCTCGTGGGCGTCCGGCGAGAACGCGATCAGCACGCAGCTGCTCATCTTCCTCATGCCGTTGTCGCCTCCGTGTTGTAGCTGCTGCTCAGCCGCATGGATCCCTTCATGGATTCATAGGCTTCCTTCAGCTGGTCATAGTTCGGCGGGTTCCCGATCCGCATATTGCACCAGGTGGCGATCGCGGTGGTCACCAGTTCGTCCGTCACGGTGCTGCTGTCCGTGATGGTCCAGTTCCCTCTCTGATCCTGCGTCCGTTCGATACTGATCTCCCCGGGCAGGATGATCTCGCTCGTCCTGGTCAGATCCAGCGCCGCCGCCTTGATCTGCATGATGATCTCCCCGTCGTAGTCGTCTCCGCTGACCGGCAGCATGGCCTTCACTTCCGCAAACATCGTTATCCCTCCGTTGCTCTGTGTGACTCCCTTATGTCCGTGAATTAACACACACGGACCGAAGGGTTCCAAAGGGGCGATCGGAAAGCCCCTTTGATCAGTTCAGTGTTTTACCTTCCAGTCCCTGAATATCTCCCCGGATCCGCTTCCCGTCCTCCGGCCAGATCGTGACTGCCGCGACGTGGCCCACCCGGGCCGTCGGTTCGCACCAGATTTCATAACCCAGTCCGATCGCCCGCAGGCAGAACGCGATGTCCTCGCTGGCCCTGTCCGTCGGCAGGAAGCATTTCCCGTGGCAGCTGTTCAGGACTTCCCCCAGCGCCTTCACCGGCGTCAGCACGCAGGCAAATCCGCACGCGCCGATCCGGAACGCTTCGCCCGGGATGTGATCCTCGTCAAAGCGGTCCACCGTCGGCTCGACCCTCTTGAAGATGGTCGGCAGGTAGGGGTTGTGGCGTGAAACAAAGCGCCCGCAGATGATCTGGTCCGTCTTCCCGCTGATCGTCAGGTCATCCAGGATCGTGTCCTGGAATACCATGTCGTCGTCCAGCCACAGCACATGGCTGAAGCCGTTATTGATGGCGTGCTTCGCCAGGTTGTCCCGGGCGGTGTGCACCACGGTGCCGGATATGATTTTGACCTCGAACCATACCTTGTCCGCGTTCAGCTTCGCCATCAGCCCGATCAGGCTCTGGACGAACTCCGCCCGCATCACGTCATAGCACGGTACCGCGATCAGCAACTTCCTGATCATCTGCTTCTCCTTATTTCTTAGCCGTTTTCGTCGTCTTCTTCGCCGGGGCTTTCGCCCGGGTCTCCCGCTTCGCGGGCGCGGCCTTCTTCTCCGGTGCCTCAATCTGCTCCCGGACCGTCACCGGTACGGCCAGTCCCGCCCGGATCAGGAAAGCGGCGCGTGCCGGCACGACGTCAACCACCACGCCGGCAGCGCCCTTCTCGATCCGGTTATACTTTGTCAGCCGTACCTTCATCAGGTGCTGGCCGGGGTGCCTTCCTTGGTCAGGCGGACCAGCCGTCCGGGAGCCGTTACGGCATGGCCGGCGTAGACGCGGCCGACGATCTTCTGCAGATCCCGCTCAGCCAGGGAGTAGGGATCGTTGATCAGCTTCAGGCCTTCGCCCGCGGGGAAGTTCACCTGCACGGCGCTCAGGTCGCCGACGATGGCGTATACGCCGTTCTCGCTCAGGCTGGTGATCGCCGTCAGCGCACTGGTGGGGATCACTTCCAGACCCGCGAAGGGATCCACCGCGAAGTTGCCCGCAGCGTACGCTTCGATGAAGGCCACCTTGGTCAGGGGGTTCATCAGCACGACGTTGTTGGTCGCTTCGTCGGAGAGGTTCGCCAGGGCCGTCGCGATGGTGGTCAGGCTCGGGTTCATCTTCACGTTCGGGATGCCGACCGCGGTGGACTGGTTGGCGGTGTACAGGCAGTCACGGATGTCGGCCACGATATCGGCGGAGAGCTTCTTCGCGACCTGGTAGGCCAGCTCTTCGTAGACATAGCGGAGGAAACCTTCGCCGGTGGTCTCGATCATCTCGTCGGTGACGGTGATCCACTTCTTGATGTTCTTGGGGATGATGGTCACGATGCCCAGCTCAAGCGCTTCCTCGGTGTGGGCGGAGGTGCCTTCATCGTGCACATAGGCGGGATCGGCGGCCTTCTCGAAGGCGACCTTGACGTTGCCCTTGAAGCCGGTCTTTTTGACCAGGGCCATGATCCGCTCGGTCTCCCAGGCGTGACGGACGATGTCATCCACCAGCACGGGCACCGGCACTTCGCCGTAGGTTTCCACGTTCTCGGTCATCAGTTTCCGGAGCTCGGTGTCGTCCGGCTTGCCGGTCAGTTCGCTCTTCAGGTAATCGGCGTACGCATTCACGTACTCGGGGCTGTTCCGCAGTTCTTCGACTGTCATTTTCTTTACCTCCGTAATCGTTTCTTTGGTCCTTCCGGCGCCGTTCTCGACGGCCTTCCGGGCTTCTTCGGCCTCTTCGGCCTGCTTCCGCAGCTCTTCCAGCTGCACGTTCAGCTGATCGGATTCCTCCGCCAGCTTGCGGGCTTCCTCTCCCAGCGCTTCCAGATCGGCTTCCGGCGTTTCCAGCGCGGCGTCGATCTCAGCCTTGCGCTGCTCGATCTCGCCCTGACGGCTGATGATTTCCTCACTCGTCATGGTTGGGTTCCTCCCGTTTCAGAATCTTCCGGATCTCTCCGATCCTGCGCTGCCGCTCTTCCTCGGCCTGAACCTCCTTCAGGGCCTCGGCGATCAATCCGTCGCCGATGGTACGGCTGCTTATCTCAGTGGCGTCATTGGCCGGCAGTGACACCGCACTGACATCGTAAAGTTTCCCGATCCTCGTGATCGTCCGCAGGATGGTCACATGACCGTCCGCGTCTTTGCTCCGCTTCTTTTCCTCACCGGTTACTGTGAATCCGAAGCTCATCTTGTTGGTGTAACCTCCGGCGATCTCCTCGTAGAGCTGCCGGCCGATCTCCGTGCCGCCCAGGTCGGCGGTCACCTTCAGGCCGTGCTCGTCGCTCTCCAGGCGGAGGGTGCCGTTCCCGATCCGGGCAAACACGCGGCCCTCGTGGTCGTACTGCATGATCACGTCCGCCATGTCCGTCTCCGCGAACGCCTGCGGATCAATCTGCTCCATGACGGTCATGTCCTTGTCCCGCCACAGCTCATAGGGCTGGTTGTAGGTCGTCGCGTAGCCCTCGACGATCTTCCGGTCGTCCTCGCTGCTCCGGATCTCCATTCCCTCGAATTTTCTGTACTCGCGCTTATCCGTTTTCACCGGCATCACTCTCACCTCCATCAGGTTGTTTGTCGTCCGGCGGGTTCGTAACGTCGTAATACTCGCCCCGCGCCGGGATCTGGTTCCCGATCTCATCCGGCAGCGGCGCCAGGTTCATGATCTCCCGCAGCTCGTTGCGGGTCATGAGCCCGCGGTCTGCGAAGGTCTGGATCGCCGTCAGCTTGTCGCTGTTGCTCATGTACTGGAGCCGGTTGCTGGAGAAGAAGATCCGGTTCCCGAACTGCCGCTCCCGCTCCGTGAACAGCATCCGCGTCAGCACGTCGCTCAGCTGCAGCGCCAGCCATTCCACCGCGCCTTCATAGAAGGCCAGCCAGGCGTCGCCGTAGGCCCTGTTCTGGATCACGTCCTCGTTCACCGCGAAGTAGTCGAACACGTTGCCCTTGATCAGCGCCATCTGCTCGGCGTCGATCTTGTATCCTTCCTGCTTCAGCTGGGTGATGTTCTTGTAGGTGTTCGGGAAAAGGATCGCGCCGCCGGAGGTCTTCATGTTCTGGAACGTATATTTGTTGAACCGCTCCATCTCCTTGCCCAGATCCTCGTCCGTGGACCAGTTGTCGCTCTGGGCGCTGAACCGGTAGCTGGCGCCGTTCTTGATGCCTTCCATGATTCCCTGGCGCTGCATCTTGATCAGGTCCAGCGTGGCCTTCATGGCCTCGTTGGTCTCGCCGAACAGCTCGTTCTTGTACTGGTACCTGGTCAGGATCCCGACCCGGTCCAGCTCCACCGCCGCCTTCTTCTGGTTCCCCAGCGTGAAGCGGATGTACGGCTGCCCGTTGTACTCCACGACCTCCCAGCTGTCCGGGCAGATCCCGATCACGCCGTTGGTCTCGCCGTACTCCCCGACAACCGGCACAATAAAAGCCGTGTTCCTGCAGTACAGGATCACGGCCTCCCGGTATAGGAACTGGCTCCATGTCTGATAGTCGTTCGGCGCGATGCCCAGCCGGTTCCGCAGGTTCGGCTTCGCCGTCCCCTGGATGTTCGGCTGCAGTTTCGCAGCGTGCCGTCCGTGGGCGTCGATCGCCGCCCGGATCAGGTCGCTCTCGAAGATGCTCCCCGACCAGCTGTAGAACATCGGGGTGTACCCCTCCAGCAGCTGGAAGGTCGCCCGGGCCTTCGCGGCCGCGATCGGCTCCCGCTTGCCGAAGATCTTCTCAAAAAGTCCCATTCAATCTCACCCCGCATTCATTAACCGCTTGCCCATTTCGGCCCAGTGGTTCTGCCTCATGCACATCGCGTCCAGGATCGCCGCCACGCCGTCCACGTGCGCGTTCCGGCTCAGCTTCACCAGCTTCTTCCGCGGATGTGCCGAAGTATTGCTTTCGATCTGCTGCGCCGCGTCCATCATGTGGATCTTCAGCAGGTCGTTGTCATTCATACTCCTGATCTTTCCTTCCCGGAGCATTCCCTCAAAGTTGTCCTCGATCCCCGTCAGGTTGTACCCCTGGAACACGCTCTCGCAGTGGTAGCTCCGCTGCTCCAGGTCCTGGATCAGATACTGGGCGCTGTACCGGTCATACCCGATCTGCAGCGGTAGGATCTTGTACTCCTTCCGCACCTTCTCCACCCAGTTGAAAACATCGTGATAGTCGATGAACTCGTCCCCGCTCAGGCTCAGGAACCCGCGGTCGATCATCGCCTGGTACGGGATCCCGTCCCGGGCCGTCGCCTCCGCCAGCCGTTCCCCCGGCAGCCAGAAATGACTCAGCACCCAGATGATCCCGTCCTTTTCCACCAGCACGCAGGCGGAGGACAGGTCCGTCGTCTGGGAAAGGTCGATCCCGATCAGCCCGTAGTGGTTCACGAAATCGCCCACCGGCTTCTGCTCGCTGAAGCACTTCCGCACCGCCTCCGCCGGGATCCATGCCAGGGAAGCGTTCTGCTTGATGTTGCAGTATTTCGTCAGGAACTCGCTCTTTTTGCTGAGCGATCCCTCCGCCACCGCGATCTCTTCCAGGATATAGTCAACGCTCACGGAAACGCCCAGGTTGGGCAGGCTCTTCCGCAGCTCGTTGATGTCGTTCCACTTGTCCACATCGTCGATCATATAGAGAAACGGCGCCAGCCTCGTCTCCTTGCTGGTGCCGTTGATGACCGCCGTAGCCCGTTTCATCAGCTCGTCATACAGACCGCCGTCAATGAAGTTCGCGGTGGTCGGATAGAACAGCTGCGGCTCCGGCCGCGCCCCCTGGGAGCTCTTGACGACCTCCGCCTGGCGGAGGCCCGGTTCTCCGGCGAACGCTGCCGCCTCGTCCAGGATTCCCAGGGAAATATTCAGACCGTCCGACTTCTTCGCGCTGAAGGCCAGCGGCTGGGCTGAGCTGTTGTTGCTCTCGATGTACAGATCCGTCCGCCGGCGCTTCGTCAGCCGGTCCATCATCGGTTCCTTCCGGATCGTCTGATAGATGCCCTCATAACACAGCCGGGCCTGCTCCAGCTTCGGAGCGCAGACGTACACCCGGCTGCCGTACCCGCCGTCCACGAATAGGTGGTAGCACCCGATCCCGCTCATGATCGCTGTCTTGCCCTGCTTCCTCCCGATGATCAATACGATCTCCCGGAACTGCCGCAGGCCCTCCGGATCCATCACCCCGAACACCACCGACAGGAAAGCCTTCTGCCAGGTCTCCAGCTTCATCAGCCCCGGAGCCAGCGGGCCCTCATGGTGGTGACAGTAGCGCTCGATAAAGTTGATCGCCGCGTTCGCCTTCTTCTGGTCGAATGACCACCGGCGATCCTCCAGCCCGTGCACGACAATCTCGTACCACTTCCGGATCCAGCTGCCCACCGTCACGCTGCCGTCACAGATCTGCTGGTAGTACGTCAGGATCCAGTTCCCGTCAGCTGACATCGAATCCGCCTTCCGATTCCTCCGGCGCCCGGCCCAGTTTCACGATGATGTCCAGGATGATCCCGGCCGTCCTGTTCGCCGCGTCCGAATGTTTCGGCAGTTCTTTCACCAGCGGTGCAGCGTAATCGTTCGCCTGGCCGGAAATGTACGTTTTGCTGGTCGTCAGCTCGCCGTCCTCGATGCCTTCCTTCAGCATCTCGATCACTTTCTGCTGCAGGTCGTACTGTTTCGCCGCGGCGAGGAACAAAGCGTTGTTTTCTACCCCGTAACTCTTCGCCATTCTCAGCAGGTCGTCATATGTGGTCAGCTTCTTCGCCATTGTCCTCACCCCCTCGCGGCTTCCCCGCGGCATCTCTAAAAAAGTTATGCGACCTTCGTCCGGTTTTTCGGAAG